CTACACGACCTACGCTTACTGGACTATCGCCAACAAAACGAGAAGTACCGGTATTACGAACCTTCCGGAGTAGCGGAGGATTTTACTAACGCGTTTGGTAGTGGTGACTATTTCATTCTGTTTTTGAGTGCTGCTAACGGTGTAGGTAAGACAGCGCTCGCGACGAACATACTCGCTAACATATTCTTTGGAGGTAACAACCCGTGGTTTAGTGGTGGGCTGTTCGATAAGTGGGACTTCCCGAAGAAGGCACGTATCGTTACCGAGTCAGACCTAGTGGAAAAGAACATCGTAGCGCAGATAAAAGACTGGTTCCCAAAAGGTAGGTACACGTCTCGTAAAGGAGGAAAGCATTACGAGTCACTGTTCAAGACTGATACAGATTGGGACATGGACATTATGACGTATGACCAAGACGCTAAACAGTTCGAGGGGGTAACACTTGGAGTAGCATGGCTAGATGAACCGCCACCAGAGCCAATTTTGAAAGCCATTATCTCCCGTATGCGTAAAGGAGGTGTTATTATAATCACAGCGACACCTATTTCTGGTTCCGCTCACTTGTACGATATGTTTGCTACCGGACAGGTAGAGACTCAAGTTGTATTGAGAGAAGGAGACGAACCTGTAACGGTTAAACGTAAAGTATTCCACTTAACAGCAGACGTAGAGTCGGTTTGTAAAGAACATGGTATTCGAGGACACCTAGCGCACCAAGACATTCTCAACATGGTGGCAGAATATCCAATAGAAGAAATGCAAGCTCGAGCCTATGGTAAATTCCAACACTTGATAGGATTAGTATATAAAAAATGGGACAGAGCGGTTCATGTAATCGAACCGTTTGCGTTAGACCCGAAGGAGTGGTGCGTTTATCACTCACTCGACCCACACCCGCGTAACAGTGACGCTGGTATATGGGTAGCAGTCAACCGCAATAACCAATACATAGTTGTAGACGAGTACTGGAAGAACCCAGACACGGTTGCAGATATGGTTTATGACCTCGGTAAGATTGACCGGCAGTTTCGTATGGAGCAGCCGTATACTTGCGACCCGAGTGCTTTTATTGAAGACCAGCACACGCAAAACTGTCTGTCTAAAATGCTCATGGAGGAAGGGCGGCCTTACATTGAGGGTACCAAGGTGCGTACAGCTTCCAACAAACGTATAGAAACAGCGTTGGACTGGAAGCGAGTCAACGGTGAGTTTATTAAGCCGCCAGAGTTACTTGTATTCTCTAACTGCAAGCAGTTGATATGGGAAATAGAGCACTGGCGTTGGCAGGAGTGGAAGGGTAAGACCGGTATGGATAAAAACCGTAAGGAAGTCCCAATAGATAAAGACGACCACCTTATCGAAGCGTTAGGACGTGTACTAATACAAGACCCACAGTTTCGAGAGTACTCGCCAAAGATGTACAGTAACATTGGTATTGAAACAATGAGTAGCGATGATCCTTATGCTCAATAATAAACACACTAGCGACATACAAATAGATTTTTGTTCCAGTTGTGGAGTGGAACTATTCCTTGGTGACTGGTATTTATCCTTGCCGAAGACCACGCTATGTCAACCTTGCGCTGGGGGTGCTATAATAAAAGAGGTGGGAGAGTAATGCACTTTTACCTTGCTAGGGCTAGAAGCTTTTACACGAGAAACCGCGTCCCAACCGCGGTTTTTCTTATGGTAGAATTGGGTATACTAAATAAATAGTCGTCTTATGGAAGCAAACATACAACCAATTATAGATGAAGCAGGTTCTTTACGTGACAGTCTTAAGAACGAAGAAAGCAACCTACGTGCGTACGTTGAAACAATCAAGTCTGCACCGGAGAAAGAAGGGTTTAACAAAGGGGAGTGTATTGCACAGGCAATGATAGCTCTACGAGCTGTAGAAGAAGCACGTATGCGGGTTGGTAAAGTAATCCAGTACGCAGCCGGTGGTGTATCGTCTTTCGATAAGAAATAAATGATACAATAGTCGTACCGCAAAAGGGCTCCCACAGTTGAGGAGCTCTTTTGCATTATGCACTTTGAACATACTGGTATTTCCGGAGAGTTGTTTGTTATACTGTAGACCTTCCAGCAATCAAGCTGGGAGCGTACTAGTACACGACGCACTCGCAAGAGTGTTTTTGTGTGCAAGGTGTGGAAAACTTTTTATATCTATGTGTTACAATATTAGTGAATGAAAACAAATGTACAGTTGAATATTGTAGTAGCTAACCCAGCTCACGGGTTTTCATTCATTTACCTTTGGGTTGGCTACTATAGTATTTATACAACACTGAAACACGCTTTACGGCGTGCTTTTTTGTAACAAACTTCTGTTTGGGCTTCTCGAAGTAAATCTAGTCCATTAAATCATAGTAGTCGGTTCCGTTCCGGTACCATTGCCACTTGCTTTTCGTTTCGCGACGGCCAAAACAAGTGGTACGCAACGCGTGGAGACTGTTGTGACCGGAGCAGACCCCACTACTTTAAGGTAGGTTTAAGGTTCATATGCGAAAGCACGGAAAATAAGTTGCCGACTCTTACCGTGCCGTCTGGTATGTACCGTAGATCAATCAAGTACTTATAGTTAGATAAAAAGAAGTTCTCGTCGCCGTTGTTCAATGCAATAACATAAAGAGAATGGAAGGAGTCTTTCTAAAAAGTATTCTGTTATCAGTTTCATATAAAGTTTTGCAATAACTCCTTACCAGTAGGAAAAGTCGGCCTGTACCTTATCAACAAATAAAAGGTTTGAGGTTTGCTATTTTTGTGTATACGTTGTGCTACAATAGAAGTACGCCAACCCGTGAGAAAAGAAGGAGTCGTCTATTCATAAAGACGATATTTTCATATGGGAAACCCCACAACTACAAAAAAAACTAGTAAGAAGTCAAAAGATAGTTACGAAGCTCCAGAGCTGGAAAATGTTATTGACTCAAAAGATGAAGACGACGACAATAGCGCACGGCCAGACTTTACAGAGCTTGTAAAACAAACCACTTCCGAATGGGAGCAGGGTTGGTGGTTTATGAAACCAAAGTGGGACGAGTGGGCGCTCCGACTCAAACTATATAATAATCAAAAGCGAGACAAAGAAAGTGTGGGTGATACTACAATGTTTTCTGTATTCCAAACTATTCTTGCTTCACTATACGAGGACACACTAGCGGCTACATTTTCACCTCGAGAAGTAGGAGACGACGAAATTGCAGAGAACCTCGAACTTACAGCGCAATACGACTACGACATAATGGAGAAGGACATTATCGACTATGAATGGGACTGGGAAACCCTGTTTTTTGGACGTGGACTCCTTTGTGTCATGGACTTTGACGAGGACTCACTCACTCCTTCGCCGTATGTATGGAACCGAATGGTTACAGTACGCGACCCAGAAGCAGCCAACGTAGCAGGTGACAGAGCCGGACGTGGTGCTTCACGCTTTATTTACCGTGAAATCCGCATGACAAAGCAGCAGTTAAGGGACGCTGGAGACGTATACTTCGACTTTGAAGCTCTAAAAGCGACCGGTGCGAAGAACGACACCAAAAGTCCGCTAGATCAGTATATGAGGGACACAGCGGAAGCTTCTGGCTTAAGTGACGTGACGAAGTTCTCTAATGTAGACGGAGAAAACGCTACGCTACGACTGCGTGAAGGCTTTACTTACTGGAACGGAAACCTTTGTTTTGTTACTACAGCAGACAACGGACGTAAGGTTATCCGGTACCAAGAGCTAGACAGGAAAAAAATACCTATTGTAGACCGTGTTCTATTCCCAATTCCTAACGCGTTCGACTCACCGTCTATTCCAGACTTTACAGAGGACAAGCAGCGAGCTCGAGCCGTAGCTCTAAACCTTGCTCTTAAAGGTGTTAAAGCAAACCTTCACCCAATGTACCTGTTCGATAAGAACAAAGTAGACGAACGACAGGACTTTAACTTCGCATTTAACAAGTTTATTCCAGTACAAGGTAATCCAGCCGGTGCCGTTGTACCAATGAGTAAAGACCATATTAAGGCAGATGTATCTTTCATCATGGAAACGCTGGCACAATCAGCGGAACGAGCGACCGGTACTCCAGATATTAAGCAGGGAGCGTCACCAGACGGCAACACAACAGCCACACGAGACGCTCTAGTGTCCCAAGGTAGTGATAGTCGATACGGACTAGCTGCGCGTATCTTTGGTTGGTCAGAGCGACGTTTCTGGCAAGAGTATTACAACCACCTTAAGGAGAACATGGACGAAGGCGTGCACGAGAAAATGGTGCACGTTGTTGGGGCTCTTGGAGCTTCGTGGCGACCATTCCGTAAAGCGGACTTGGTTGTAGCAGACGGGCACAAAGACCCAAATATTAAGATTGAAAGTAAGGCTGTAGCAGAAGCGCGACGTGTAAATGACGGTAGATTGTTCCGAGACTACCTTACGCTTGCAGCGGCAGACCCTACAGCACAGCTACGTTCCGGTATGCGGCACTACGGGAAGCTTATTGGTATGAAGACGGACTTGATAGAGCAAATCTATCCGCCAACTATCGACGAGCTACGAGCCGAGGAAGAAAACGGTATGATAACCGAAGGTAAAAAGGCTCTTGTAATGGCAGAAGACGACCACTACATGCACTTACAAATTCATAACAAGCTTACTGACTCACCACAGAAGCTTGCACACATGAACGCTCACAAGCGGGCTCTAATACTCCAGAAGGTACAACCAGACCTAGTACCGCAGCCAGACGCTCAAACGACAGGACTAGCGCAAGCAGACCAGCTAAATAATGCTCCTAGTGAGACAGCTAGTCGTAAATTACCCGTCTAATTAAATGCTTATGCCTACACCTAAAACAACAAAGCAAAAGGTCACAAAAAAGAAGGCTACAAAAGTGTCTAAAATCAAACAGCTAGACTTAAGCAAACCGTTCGATCTAACCGACACCAGCGCAGCAACACTTGAAAGTTACGCCGGTTATCTAAAATCTATGGTTTTAAGCGGCGGGTGGAAGCTTATGGAACAGGTGCTAGAGGGCAATATGTCCCTATTGGAGAAACAGATTGTGTCAAAAAAAGACTTTGAGACAAGCGCACTACTTACAGAAGCAGACGTAGACCTGTTACGAGTACAGCATGCACAGATAGTCCAGCTTATGAACATTCCGGCAAAGCTAATTAAGCAGTACGGAAAGCCAGAAGATGTAGCTGGAGTTGCAGAGTACGACCCGTACTCGACCAAGGCCAAGGACAGTACAGTAATTAACGCCAGTGTTATGAGTTAAACAATAGACACTGGCTCGCAAAGGGAAGTTTGTACGGGGTTGGCGACGCTCCTTCTCAAGCTTCCCCCTGCGAGTCCGTGTCGGACTCAATCCTACTCGCAAGAGTAGAGCGCAATCCTATAATTTAGTTTTACCCCGTTTTCTAAATTGTAGCGTGCTTAACTTAAAAAATATTATGACGGAGACAACAGAAACCAGCAGCGAAGCCGCAGAAGCCGTTGTTGAGGAGGTAGTGGAAGAAGCTGCTACCGAAGAAGGGGACGCTGCAGAGGACAGCTCAAGTGAGTCCGACGCTGCAGACGAAACCGCTGCGGAAGAAGAAGCCGAAGTTACCGAGGACGACGCGGACGAGGAACCGCCAGTGCGGAAACCGAAGACCAACGCGGACTGGGTTGCAAAACGTCGAGGTGAAAAGCTCAAGAAGGAGAAAGCAGCCGAAGACGACCAGCAGGGGGAAGCCGACGAGTCCGACGAGGACGACGTTGACGACGAAGACGCCAAACTAATCGACAGCCGCATTGCACGCCAGCTTGCACCCCTTCAAGCGAAGGAGTACACGCAGGAAGTCAAAGCAGAAATTGATACGTTTGTATCTGAAAACCCCGACTTCAAACCATTTGCAGCGAAAGCAGCTAAATGGGCAGAACACCCAGACTACAAGAACTTACCGACAAAGCAGCTAATGTACGCAGCAGCCGGAGACAAAATGCTCATAATGGGCGCTCAACGGAAGGCCGCAGCTATTACAAAGGCTAACAAGACTAAAACAGGCAGCAATTCTGGCGGAGAAGCCGGTGGAACAAAGCCAGTTGCGGAAATGTCGGACGAGGAGTTCAATGCAGAAGTTATGCGTGTTAAAACGCAACCCAAGAACTAAATTTAATCGAATTATTCAAAAAAACGAATTATGACTACTACACGAGCGCAAATTCCAGCAGAAGTAAACAACTTCTACTCTCGAACATTGCTTATGCGTGCAGTCCCACTTTTCCTTCACACGAAATACGGACAAGTACGTGACATTCCACAAAATTCTGGAACGTCAACTATCAAGTTCCGTCGATACGGAAACCTGTCGGCAGCAACAACCCCATTAACAGAAGGAGTTACACCCGGCGGTAGCGCAATGAGCGTTACTGATATTACCGCTACTGTTGCACAGTACGGTGATTTCACTACATACAGTGACGTGGTTGACTACGAGTCACAAGACGCAACACTAGTTGAGTTTGCAGAAGTACTTGGCGATCAAGCAGGAGACACACTCGACCAATTGGCACGAGATGTACTTGCAGCCGGTACTACTGTTACTTACGTTGGCCAGTCAGCTCGAGG